AATTAATTCAGAAGGAGAATTCATTGTGTCCCCCAACTTGTGAAAAACATCCGCTAAAGAACCAGCAGAAGCAGGTAACATGGTTGCTGGGACAAGATTATCAGAAATATTATTTCTTCCAGGTTCAAGTGTATTACCACCCCTTCTACCACCAGTTAATCTTGGTTTTCTATCGGCATTGATTTCTACAAATTCCATTTTATATTATATACATATAAAATAAAATAATTAATTAAATATCTTTAACAATTTAGAGATTGGTTTAGATTCTTTTTCTTTCTTTGGTTTCTTTCCACCTTTAATTCTTTTAAATTTCTCTAAAACATCTTTGGAAATGGGAGCAAGACCTTTAGCATATCCACCTTCCTTTTTTTTCAATCCCTTTATATATTCAAGTTGTAATTTTTTCATATCTTCTGGTGATAAATTTTTATAATCCGAAACTAGTGGAGATTTTTGTGTATATAAATCATTTCCCTTTAAAGCATCACTCCAAAAATCTCCACCTTTTTTTGGTTTCCCAACCTTCACCTTTTTAAATTCATCCTTTAATCTATCAAGACTATCTTTTGTAACAGGAGCAAGACCAGTAGTATATCCACCAACCATGACTCTTTTACCTCTGCGAATAGCATGAACTTTACCTAAATCATCTATATCAACATCACTATCGTAACTTGCTATACCTGAATTGAAAGTAGTCGGTTGATAAAACTTTTGATGTAACATATCACTCCCACCTTGTAATCTATTTCCAGTCATATGATTTCTATTAAATGTATATCTTGGTTCAAATAAATCAGGAGGATATTGATTTACAATACTAGAACGAACACTTGGCGCTTGAATTGCTCTAGCACCACCAGTAATGGTAATAGGGTCATATTGATGCGTAAGATGTTCGGGTTCAATATTAGATGGAACAAAATATCCTTGTTGTTTATTTCGGAATCTATCTAATTTTCTTACAATGTCCCGATTATAAGGATTATCAAAGGTTAAATTATACATATTATATATTATTAATAGATTTAAATCTAATCTATTAATAATTTTTTAATACAACAGAAACAATGTATTACTTCCTAAAATCACTAATACTCCTATATACATTAAAAAGATAAAAAATCTTCTAAATAAGTATCTTAACAATATTTTCCCATTTTTCCTCCTGAACTTGTGCCGTCTCCTGCTCCACGAAGATGTAGTCTCTTTCCTAGATGTTGCGCCATTCTCTTGACTGCTCCTGAACTCATGTTGTGATGATTACCCCCAATCATTCTTTTGTGCTCTACACTAGTAATTGGGTCGGCAGATTTCTCTGCCTTTGTATCTACTACCATTTGTTTCGTCAAGATACCAGTGTAGATAACAGAAGAACCTGCTTGATTGACGAAAATACCTGAATTAGCAGTGATAACCAAAATTTCTGGTGTAATAGTAGCATTGTAATTATTGGTTACAGTAATTCTGAATTGGAAATTGAATTGACCGATAGAAGAACATGAAAGATAATCTGGTAGAGAAAGGTCTTTGGCTGGATTGATAACAAGAATAGAACCGGTTGTAGGAACAACAACAGGAACTCCTAGTAAAGCACTTGAACCATTTGCTTCACCACTAAATTCCGCAAATGATTGAGTAGAGCAGTTATTCACAGACATTCTCCACAAGTCTGCTTGAGTAGCAGAACTCAATAGACCAGATTGATTATTCAAATTAATACTGATAGATTCAATAGTAAAGAAAGAAGCAGAGTCGTAAATAGTTTGACTAGACATTGGTTTTCTAATAGCAATAATGAAATAATCAGGAAGTTGATTCAACTGAATATTTTGAGAAGTTATACTTTGGGATTGAAATGCTGTGAAAGTAGGATTGTTGGATGAAATACTTAAATAACGAGGATAATCCATGTAAGGATTCACATTTCTACTTGGAATTAAATCACTTGCTTGAGTAGATAAGAAATTAAATAACATTTTTGTATTCTGGAAAGGATTAGTGAAAGTAGTTGCTCCAACCGATTGACCTAAAACAATACTAGCACCACCTGCTCCAACACTAGACATGAGAGAAACTAATCTTTTGGCTGTGCTATCAATGTTAAAGACAAAATTAATCGTATTGATTCCAGCCATACCTCCGATATTACTTAGCGGTAGATGCGGTTACAAGTGTAACTGGGAAAGAACCTCTTGGTGCTTGGTCTATATCGTAAGATTGGTTATACCAACTTGCTAAAGGATTGTTGTTTGCTCCTAAACCATCAAGATAGTTCAGATAGGCTTGGTCTGGAAGAGTAGGAGTAGTAGAATTATAACGATATAATTCCCTAGAGTTATTGAATCTCAATAAACAATCTAAAACATCTTGTTCGTTGATAGAAACATTGGTATTATTAATAGTAGCAGAAGCAGTGGAAATAAGTTTATTGAAAGGAAATGATTGTAAAGCACAATCTGACCCCCATGTAAGTGGTAAATCTCCAACCGCAACATTTGGAACAGATAAAGTAAAGAAAATATCGGTGGATACTAATAATTCTCTGTTAATCACAATAGATTCAGAAGGAATCTGGATAGTGAATGTAACACTACTATTGGAGGTGGAAACCGCAGTAAATTGCTGATAAGTATTATTAGCAGCGCCCGATTGGACGGCAAAGGTCAAATTATCGGTAATATCCGCAAGACGACTATCTTTCAGAAGGATTGTTTTAAAGTCAGTCATTTATATAATTAATAAAGATTTTTTTTCTAGTAATTATATCCCTAAATTATACTATTCTCTTTCTAAAGAGAAATTTGACCGAACAACTCCCACCGCTTAATAAGTTTAATGGGACAAAAGTTCCTAATTTTGTCTTCCAAAATACCGAAATATCTACATTTGTTAAAGGTCTATTTCCAGTCATACTAATCATTCTATATTCCGCAAGAGGATTGTATAGGAGATTTGGTTTATAAGATTGTTCGTTGGTCTCTATATCCGTAATTATTTGTGCGAAATTTGCGTTATTACCATTACTAGGAACAATAACATTTTCATTGTAAATTAAGGGAGATGCTAATTGATTACTTACGATTGGTAAAGTATTGGATACAAAGACAATACTTGCTACAGGAGTCCAATTAATAATTGTAGTATATTCTTGAAAGGTTTGAATGTATAAATTTTCAACAGTAGCAGCACTAACTGGAGGAGTTATAGGATAAATATTCGGAATGAGAATCTGAGTTGTTCCTCCTTGATTGATAATATTCAATTGATAATTCAATCCGGAAATAGTGAAACCAGACGGAATAACAATAGAAAGATTAGCAGGAGAAGTATAATTAGGATTCTGATAATATCCTTGTCCTAAAGCAGTAGTTGTAAGACTATTAGTAGTTCCTCTAAAGGTTGAGTTGAAACTATTAAATAGTTGATATAAAGGAGCATTGAAGAATATTTTTACAGGAAACTCATTTATAGTTGGAACTCCTGCTACTAAAGTTAGATTTTCAAAGCATGGAGAAACTCCATCTGCTTTAAATTGGGGGGTGCTTATTACAGCCGTTTTTAAACCGGCATCCCAACTAAATACTGGAGCATTTACCCCATCTATTTCAGGATTAGTAATTCCTATAATATAACCCGCAGTAACTAAAGCATCTTTTAAAAATACCCAAGCCCTTGCTAAAGTAGCATCTACTAACGATTGAAAATGTTGATAGGAATAGCAGTAATAATAAGTCCCTACAGTAGATTGAAACCCGCCGTTAGTAAAAGGAGTCGGAGGAATAGGAGCACTTGTATCTTGTGTAACCCATATAATGTTTGCTTGAGAGATATAAGTTATAGTATTAGCAACTGGGATTGCGGGAGAAGTGTAAGGTAGAAATTCTGGTTTAAGGGTTAATGTAATAGAATAATTTGTTAAATCATCTTTAACTGCGTTTTGTTGTATAATCGGAATCAATACTGGTAAATCAGGAGTATCCACAGAAAAACGAATAATACTCATTTCATATTCTCCTGTTATTGGGACAATTGGATTCGTTCTATTTTCGTTAAAGTATATCGGGATTGGTGCGCCACTAACACTATTAAAATTAGTAACTAATACATCGTAATATATATGGTCTGGTATTGCGGGGACATTACTCAATTCTGGTTTTGGTCTATAGGACATTATATATAATAGTGCTAATATTTTTTTGTATTCATTCCTAAATATTCAAATAATAATCTAGAATTGAGAGAAAAGTTAGATTTCTACATGTAATAATCTATTTGTAGATATCAAATTTCACGATTTAGATTTTTACAATGCTAATTTACATTTCTATATGTAGAAATTTTAAAATTTCTACATATAAAT